GAAAGGAATCTTGAAGAACTGCCACCGGCACAAGAGAAAGGCAAGTTAGAGCAGATCAAAGAAGCCAACCCTGACAGGATACTGGTAGTTAAGCCTACGCCTGACACTAACAAGGAAGTTGAAAAAGTAGTTGAAGCAAAAGCAGAAGAACTTGAAGAAACGGCTACGGATTTATTCAAAGCCTATCCACAGGATAAAAAACTACAGAACCAAAGATTGAAAAACCAAAAGACTGATTTACTCGATCAGATGGCAGAGGTTGAAAATGTTTTGTGGGGCACTATACCGAAGGAGAAAAGAGAGGCTATTAAAGAACTTGACAAGAAAGGATCGATAGCTACGCCATTTGAAGAATCCGCGCTGGAAGAAGTTAAGAAGTTAGGTTATAAAGTCACAGACAAAGGCCAGATAGTCTTTGAGGTTAAAGACGATGGAACTTTTAAGATTCATTACTCTTCTCTTTTGGAAGCTATCGAACGGGTTAAGAAAGAATTTCCTGAGAAGATTGATGAGAAGGTAGAAGCAGCGGTTAAGCATAAGAGAGAAACAGGAGGTCGTGTTGACGTTCGTGATAAGGCATTGAATAGGGGTTCTCTTGAGAGAAGTAAAACATTCTACGACAACGCTAAGGATAACCTTGCAGAAGCTAAAAAAGCCGGTAACACTAAGTTACAGAAAGCCTATCAGGAAGAACTTGAGAGAGAATCCAAGATTTACGAAGCCGCCAAGAAAATAGACTGGGAAGCCGAAGCAGCTTCAAAGGAAATGGACACCAATGAAGAGGTGTTGGCTTGGAGAGAAGAATATGAGAACGGAGGTCAAAAGAACTACTATAATGAACTTGGTTTCTATGGCTTTGCTGTTCCGGATTTCATGGCGGCTAAAAAGCAAGGACTGCTTGATACAGGATATTCCTTTGAGCAGGTGAAAACTTTGCTTGAATCCGATAAGCCTATTCAGGAGTACCGTAAAGAACTTGAATCAGAGGCCAAGGAAGCGCAGACAAAACTGGATACTAAGTTTGCCAATAAAGACGGCAAAGGCTATAAGCAACCCACTAATAATAATGACAGAGCAGAATTTTCAAGGCTTCAAAGAACGATAAACAACTCAGAGGGAAAGATCAGAATCATTGACAACATTCTTGGAGAGTCGGCACCAATTCCCGACAAGTTTAAAAAGTTTGTCAAAGCAGTGGAGGACAGCAGATCGCCCAGAGAGGCAATAGATAATATTCGTAAGATTAAGAATGTACCGTCAGAATTAGCAATAGAATTCAGAGAAACTTTTGGAAGGAAGAGAGACACTATTGACCAGGCAGTAGAACGATTTTACAACAAAGTGAAAAGTGGACAAAAATTGTCCAAAAAAGAAGAAGCTAAAGCCAAAGTAGCTAAAGGCATTGAAGGCATAGTTAATAAGATCGGTGGCATAGCAATGGTTAATCCACTCGATGATACTTCCATATGGGAGGACGTAAAAAACATCATTGACGGACTCGCAGACATGGGAATTGCCAAATCTGAGGAGGTGATAGACTACTTGAAGAAAGAGTTCGGAAAATTAGGGATCAAAGATGAAGATGTTGAAGCCAAGAGGAAAGAGATAACCGATTACGTTGACAGCAAGAAGCCGCCAGAGCCACCGAAGGAAGAAGAGTCAAAAGAATCAGGTCGTAAAAAATCATTATTGAACAGGGCTTTCGAAGGAACATCGAATGATGAACTGAAAGCAAGCATAGAGAAACATGGATTAAGGTATGAACCAGAAACATGGATTCATGCCAAGGAACGAGCAAAAGCGTTTATTGAAGAAGTGGGCTTTGATAAGGCTCTGGAGGCAGTTCGTACAAATCAAATAGAAGGAGGTTCTGCGGCATTTATATGGGCTGACCTGATTGACTCAGTTGGAAATGAACTCTCTCAGGTAACAGATGAAGATCAGAAGAACCGATTGATGGATTTAGAGTCTGATTTGATTAATGAATTTGACCAGAAAGCCAGAGGGGGAGGAAGATTCATTTCAGCACTCCAGGAAGTTTATGTGAGTTCTGACTTTGGATACAAAGTCGACTACCAGGTTGAAGAATATAAGAAAAGGAATGATGGTCAAATCAGTCCTGAGATAGAGCAGAAGTTCAAAGAATTTGATAAAGAACTAACAGAAGCGAAAGCCAAAAGAGTTGAAGCGGAAGAGAGAGCAAAGAAAGCGGAAGCGGATTTGGCTTTACAGAACATAAAAGACTCGATTGAAAGAGATAAAAAGCAGAACACAAGATCAGCTCAAAAGATAAGAGAAGCAAAAAGTGAAAGGGCTAAACTAAAAAGCGAGTTCCTTTCATTATTTAATCCATCAAAATCAGGTGGAAGAGTAACAGCATCAGTTATACCGGGAGCTACTTTAGTAGTTTATGGGGCCAAAATAGCCAATACCTACATAAAAGAAGGTGTTGCTCGGGTGGAGGAAATTATTACCAAAACGAAAGATTTCTTTGATAAAGAATTGAACTATAAATTATCCAATGATGAGATTGAATCAATCAGAAAAAAGGTTGAAGAAAGTCTTAACGAGATGGATGAAAAGGAGGGGAAGATAAAGGTCCCTCATAAGATGATCCGGGCTTATGTTGAAAGCGGAGTTAATAACATTGATGAACTTGTCGCTAAGATTAAGGAAAGCATAAAAGACAGGCATCCAAACGTTACGGACAGGGAGATCAGAGATGTTATCACCGGGTACGGAAAAACGGTTAATCCAAGCAAAGACGAGGTAGAGACTAAGATCAGGAAGATGATCCGCATTGGACGGCTTATTTCTGCTTTGGAGGACGTTGCCAATAAGAAAAGACCTTTAAGGAGTGGGAAGCAAAGAGATAAATTAGATGCTGAGGAAAGAGCCTTAAATAAAGAATTGAAGGCAGCGATGAGGGAACTTCCTGCAGATGAAGAGACAGAAGCGGAGCAGTTAAAAACCTCTCTGGATGCAGTTAAAACAAGGCTTAAGAACCAGATTGAAGAACTGAATCTTGCCATTGAGACAGGTAAGAAATCAGCGAAAGCAAAAGGAGTTGAATATGACGCTGAGGCTAAAGAATTAGCTGAACAGCGCGATCAGATCAAAGAGATTTACGATTCTATCTTCTACAAGCGTGAAGATGACGCTACTAAGATAGAAAACGTACTTAAATCCATTGATAAGGCTATTGAGGCTACCATTAAGCGCATTGAGACAAACGACCTTGAAGCTAAAAAGAACAGGAAAATTGACAGCCCGGATATTAAAGCCGCCAGAGAGAGGTTGAATCGTGTTAAGGATAGATTAAAGCAACTGCAGGAAGAGGCCGGAATACCTGAAAAAAGGAGACTCCAATCGACAAAAGAAAGGCTTAAGAAACGAATTGAGGAACTTAAAGAAAGGATTGAAATGGGGAATTTCTCCAAGAAGGCGAAACCAACTCCATTGATTCGTGATAACGAATTATTAAAGTTAGATGCCGAAATAGCCTCTGTAAAAGAAAAATTTGATAAAGAACAGTATAAAGTTGAATTACATAACAGAACCCGTACCCAGAAGTGGATTGATGCCGCTATTGAGATTTGGGGATTAAGCCGAGCACTGAGGGCCACAGGCGAGTTCTCCTTTGTTTTAATTCAGAACTGGATATATACGATAAGCCATCCGGTAACATCATTTAAAGCAATCAGAACGGCATTCAGTCACTTTGCAAGTGAGAAGAAATCGGAAGATTTTTTAAATAACATTCGTGCTCAGGAATATTATTCTAGAGCCAGAGCGTCAAAACTTGCTATTGCTGAAACAGACGTAAAACTCACCGCCAGGGAGGAAATGTTTATTGGGTCATGGGGGAACAAATTATGGGATCTTTTAGGATATCCGTTGACAGCATGGAAGCCAGCTTATGAGAGATGGAAAACAATGAACCCATTAAGAGCGTTTGAGAGGGCCGGAACCGGATTCTTGAATACCGTCAGGGTGACAAGATATATCGAAGCTGAGGACATGCTACGACTACAGGGGAGGAATTTTAAAGACAATCCCGAAGATTATAAAAATGTGGCAGATGTGATCAATACTTTTACCGGAAGAGCTTCACTGGGTGGCCTTGAGAGAATTTCAAAACCACTGGCAATAATATTCTTCTCACCAAGAAACTGGGCATCAATAGTAAAACAAATTACCCCGTATGCTTTCTACCATTTTGGGAAAATGACCACCAAAGAAGGTAAGATTTCGGTAGCTCAGAAGATGGCCATAAGTGATTACTTAGTAGCTATTGGGACCACAACAACAATAATAATGCTTCTTGACACAGCATTGAGTGGGGATGATGATGAAGAAAATAGTATCTCTATCGAGAAAGACCCCAGAAGCGCTGACTTCATGAAAATAAAGATTGGCGATACAAGAATTGACCCATGGGGAGGAAGACAAAGTATGATTGTTCTTCAAGCAAGATTATTGATGAATTCGATTAAAAATGACAAGGGTCAGATAAAGACATTAGGAGAAGGACAAACGGCATCGGGAGTAGAATTATTAGGCAGAATTGCTAAAAATAAACTATCACCAAGCACTTCAATTGCATTCAAGTTTCTTAATAAGAAAACAAAGATTATCAACGGAGTCGAGGTATGGGTGGATGAATATGGAAATGAGTTATATCCTGATCCTGAGTCCAATTTATACCCTATTTATGCAGAGACCATCAGGGAATTGTATAAAGAACAACCAGCGGTTATAGCTAACCTGATCACCTTCTTGTCGTTCTGGGGATTGGGATCTCAAACGTACAACAGTGAGGAATATCGACAGAAAAGATATGAATTCTATCAACGCAAGTATGAAGAAATAGAGGCTGAAAAAAATGGAGGACAGTGAAATTTAAAAAAATAGCTTATTTTTGAATATGGACTATCAGCAAGTTAAAGCCCTGTACGCAAGCCACGGATACCGCTTCTATGAGGGTCCATACAACGTCAACAACTACGCACGTAGGAATAAAGACTTAACCACAGTCAATAAGTTCAACGACATCCGGGGAATAGCTTACACAGACGCTTTCGGTAATCAGATCAATTTAGAGTGGGCATGTACTACCAAACCTGGGCTGGCACCATTGAGCGGAAAGGCTATGAATCCGAACGGGGTAGCTATTCTTATGCCCGGATTTTATGAAAAGTGTTGGGTTATCGGGAAGCACAAAGGCCAATATGATGCCTTAGTTCAAAATGGATCCGGGGTATTCAAAGGATGGAGAGACAACGATAAAGACGGGAATTTCGATTTCAGTGGGAAAATTTATACCGATGTGGGGGGGTTAAATGACCACACAACGAGGGAGCACCAGATTAACAATGTGGGTTCCTTTTCTGAAGGTTGTGTCGTTTCGCAAGACGATAAAGAACATCAAATCAAGATGGCAATCTGTCAAAGGAGTGCCGAGTTATTTTCACCAGTTTTCAGCTTTGCTCTGTTTCAAGATGTATAAGATGTTTCCATATACGATTATAAATAATACCGCCAATGTGTGACTTGCCAAGACCATATTTATCTCTCAATTGCTTAGGCGTTAATCCAATCTTATGATCAGCGCGAATAGCCAATACAATATCATCAGTGGTGTGGCAACGGCCATTCGTAGTTCCTCTTTGTGGTTTTTTAAGGCCATTATCGAATGCATGCTTTACATTATAACTCCCAGTGCACCATTCCAGATTCTCAATCCGATTATCAGTTTTTATCCCATTAATGTGGTTGATCTGAGGAAGGTTGTCTGGATTTGGTATGAAGTGCTCCGCTATAACCTTATGAGAAGTGAGACGGCATCCTTTGCCATTTCTGTAAAGGGCAACTCGATAATATTTCTCAAGTTTTTGTTTAACAATATGCTCTTTACGGAAATATCGCGATCCATTGTCAGCGCGTTTCATTTCCCGTTCAAGGCTTTTAAATCTCCCAAAATTGCTAACTTGATAATTAGGAAAATCCTTAATATCAATCCATATCTCATTATCCATAATAGTGTTGTTGAATCACTTGACAGTGTGCGAAAATACGGATATTGCTCTAAAAAACAAAGTTTTAGTTTGGCTTTATTCCAAGACTCATGATACTACAACTCAACAGCGCCATTAACGGAGGCTCAGTTTCAGCAGACTGGACCCTGACCGGCATGACCATTATTGTAGGTACCCTCATAGGATTTGTTGTCATTATAGTGGGGTGGGTTTTTGTATCCACGTTGACATCGATCAAAGAGGAATTAAAAGGGCTTCATAAGCGTGTGGATACCCGAGAATCAGAGCATGATGAACTTAATGACAAGCATATAGCATTGGCCACAAGAGTTGTGTTAGTTGAATCTCACCAGAAAACTCATGCAGAGCATGTTGCCAATGTGATCATCAATAAACTGTACGCGGCCAATCCTCCTGGGAAAAGGCATCCGCACCTACCAGAAGAAGAATCATGAACCTGATTTTACACCCATATGCACTTGTTTTCTACGGAATCCTTCTGTGGGAGATAGAGCAGTCATTCGCTCATGGGTTAGATTTCAAGCAAAGGATAAATAACATAGGGAGAAGTCTTATCTGGGGAGGCGCTATCGTGGTGTTTGATGATGAGATAGTAGAACTTGTTGAAGACAAATTTGACGTACTTCTTGACGTTACGTGGTATCACTACTCTGGTGCCGGATTCTTTATTGATATAATCAGAAGCAAAATAGCACATGAACCTGATAAACAACGAGAACGGGGAGTGGATATTTAAGGCCATAGGAGCCTTATTCGCGTTTCTATCTTTACGGTGGATCATGAAGATATTTGCCGGAGAGGATGGCAAACTTGACAAGCATGAACTAAAGAAAGTCACCGCTTTCCTTTTCTTTTTGTGGGCAGCGATTTATGTAATCGTCAAAGAAGCAAATAGGCCAGCGAGCACAGAGCATATATTCTCAGAGATATGGATATTCTTTATTTTTTCAGGTCTTCTGACGGTTCTGGCTATGGAGAAGATATTTGATACGTTGACTAAGCTGATTGAAGCGATTGTAAAACTAAGATCCTATGCAAAATCTACTCAAATTTCTGATACCTCTTCTCCTGGGCGTGACGGTGGGGTTTCTTCTAACTCCTAAACAGGACAAGGAATACATTAATCATTTGGAGAGGACCAAAGCAGAGTATTTCCAGAAACTCAAAGAAGTAGAGCAACTTAAAAAGCAGCTTGCCTCCCATGACTCGGTTTGGACAAATTATGTCCAGAAGCAAAAAGACTCTTTACAGACCGAGCGAAAGAACTTAACCCTCATCAAAAATGAAAACAAACGCCTTAAGAATCGTCCTGTTCCTAATTGGAGTAGCGCTGAACTCGATTCCCTCATTCTCACAATTATACACCACTGAGATACAGAAGATCCGGGAACTGGTTTCTATTGCGCAGCGTGTTCCTGTTTTGGATAGCCTTGTGAGTGCTCAGGACAAGCAGATAACCAGAATGACCCAGATCATATCAGCGGACAGCCTGATTAAACTATCCCGGGCGAGGATGATAGAAGCTCTGGGACAGGAGAAAGACTCTTACAAGGGCTTATATGAAGCCCAGTTGATTTTAACGAAGCTGGAAAAGAAAGAGAAGAGAAGGTGGAAGCGCAGAACTTTTGCTTGTGTTATCCTTGGAGTCGGGTTATTTGTGATACTAAACTAAAAAAATATGGAAACGTTGATGTTTGGATTATTCCTTGGTGTGGTGTTAACCCTTATTGGTGTTGGGTTTGTTAAGTTTCTAAGAGCACCTAAAGATGGGCCGTTTATTGATAAAGACGGAGAGGACGGTATAAAAAAGAAAAAAGAACTTTAATCCATCATATCCCATCCGGGCCAGTAGCGGTTTAAATACTTTGTTACCTGAATAGCGTATTTCTCAGGTTGGATAGAAACCCAGTACCGTAGATTCTTGTGGGCTTGCTCTAGTTGGTCCACGTAGTACCTGATTACCATCTTCCCGTTTCCGGTGACCCTGTAAAGCCTTATCCTTCCCACGGGGGCGTTTTCAATGAGTCCTAAACGGGTCAGCGGGGCTTTTCTTCTGTACCATATATCTCCTGAGATGTTCATTCCTTTCATCGGTGCCCAGGATTCAGTTGCTATTCCTGCTTTAACTTCTTCACAGCGATGTATCCAGCATAAGACAAGAAACTCTCTAAACGGAATTTTATCCCCCACCAGTGTCTTCATGAACCCTTGTGTCACAAGCCAGGCCGGATAACTCACAGAGATGATCTTCCAAGCTTCACTTTGGACCCGAACTGTGGCCGGCCAAATATCATCCAGTTCCTTCCATGACTTTCCTGACCACTCAGGCATGTCTACACCTGGCTCCCAGTTCTTCTTAGGGTTTTTGGATTTTATGCCCATTACAGTGAAATTTGAGATAGTGGAGACTGTATTTTTGAAATCAGCGTGTGTGAAGTCTGAATATACAGGTTAGTTGTTTTAACTGATTGGTGCCCCGCAAGGCGTTGGATGAGGTTGATGTCTGTTCCGGCCTCAACTAAATGTGTGAAAGAACAATGTCTGATAAGGTGAGGATAGATGCGTTTGTTCAATCCGGCCTTTTCTGCGTAGTGCTTTAAGAACTGAGCAATACTTCGTTCTGAATATTGCGGTGAATTTTGGCCATTAAATAAGTATTCTTTTGGTCTGTACTGCTTGAAATAGTTCCTGAGTAATTCAAGTAGATTTTGATTAAGCATCACCTGGCGATCTTTACCACCCTTGGCATTCAGGATATTAATAACCATCCGCGAACTGTCAATGTTTTGTATTTTAAGCGCGATGACTTCACCAACTCGCAATCCGGTGGAGTACATTAAAGCGATGATGGAGCGATGTTTCAGATTTGAACAGGCGTTGAATAGTCTTTGGATTTCTTCAACTGAAAGTACAATTGGTAGCTTTCTTGATCGCTTGCAGTATTCAATAAATTTGAATTTATCAGGTTGCCTCACCACATACTTGTAAAAACATTTGATTGCTCCATGATGAGCCCGTTGGGTATTGTGCTCTTTAAATTGAAATAGATACGCCTTTGGTTGTGGCCTGTCAATAAAGTAATTTAGAAATCTCTCAACGCAAGACACATAGTTCTTAACCGACTGATCACGGTATCCTTTCCTCTTAATTTCGTTAGAAAATTCAAGTACGTGGTTTCTAATTTCCATAATTCAAATAGTTAAAAGTCAATCAATTAATATGGATGTAATACATATCTTATGTTATGTGCAATATTGCTCCTCAATAAAAGCCTTCCGCACGGAGGCACGCACAAGCCCACCCGCACGGCTTTTCCCCACGCTACCGCAATACAGCACATAACACCGTGTATAACCAATGCAAAAAGGCGTTGACGTGTGTGCTTCGTAGTGAAGTTCAGTGAAAGAAAAATATTTTTAAATGCCCCCGCGCTCATAGGTTAAAACAATGAAGTTTGTGAAATGTGATTAAGTACGCGTTTGGTTGCTGCTTCGTAATAATCTTTATCAATTTCACAGGCAGTCAGTTCAAATTTATAATCGTGGCAAGCGATGGCTATTGAGCCGCTACCTAAATGAGTATCAAGTATTCTAAATGGTTCCTTGCAAACACTACACAAATGATTATATTCTTCACCATGTTTTTGACCGCATCGAACAGACTGTTTAGCTAATGGCATTGCATAGTTTTTCAAAAGCCATTTGTATAGTTTAATCGGTTTTTGTGTTGGGTGAATTGTGCCTTCTAATTGCAGGGCAACTCTATTCAAAGTATAAACTCTAAGCGGTTTTTTAATTGATGAGAAAGCAAGCTCACCATCTGCCTGGTCTATTCGTTGCCCTTTATCCCAAAGTATCCAACCGCTTGCAGGCGGCATAAAATGAGAGAAGTAATTTGCTCCCCAAATGATTTGATTTTGTGAGACTCTAAACAGTTCATCAAAGTATTCTTTTTGTGGTATCACTAAATCCCATCCCTTATCCTCATATCCTTTATGCCCTCCATGTGAGCTTGTTGATTTAGGCTTGCCACTTCTACCAATACCATACGGAGGGTCGACAATTGCCAAATCAAAGAACTTATCCGGCACGGTGGACATATAATCCATGCAATCAATATTCAGTAATTCAATTCCCCCGCTTCGCATTTAAAAATATTTTTAGTGTGTTTTTCATAGTTACTATTGTGTTCGCCTTTTTGCACTGGTTATACACTTGATACATTATGGGCAAATGGCCGTTGAAGATTGTGCCTACTTATCAAAATCCCAACTAATTTTAATCATCACTTCATTTCTTTCAAACTGCTGCGCTCCCACAGTGTATCCCATTTCTATTAACTTATCCTTAACGTCTTTGTGCATGGTTTCATAAAACCAAATTGAGTATTCACCCTTGCTCACCGCGTTTGAAATCAGGGTGTTGATTTTAAACATTTGTCCAGAACTCTGGTCTGTGTTTACTTGTTGGGCTTTTGCCCTTGCTTCTTGTGCTGTCATATTATTGTTATTTAATTAGTTTCGTGTTCGGCCATCAGCCCATAACATTGTGTTTATGCAAGCGGGCGGACATCTTTGCACTCTGTAGTTACTTTGTTTATGCCCGCCTGACATAAACACCGCATCGTTATGAACAATTGCCTTAGTGCGTTCTTCGTAGGACAGGTCGTAGGTTATCACCGTATTAATAATTTTTTCCCACCGCACGGGTTATTCATGATGTTCAAATTGCCGTTGATAATCTGTTTGGGTTGTAAAAATTGCGTCCTTTAAAGTCTTTTGAACTAAGTTATCCAGTTTTTCAAAAATGAATTGCTGAACAATGGTTTGCAATGTTCTTTGGCTTCTTTTCAATTCTTCATCAACCAATTTTTGAACTTGCTCCTTTAATGTGTTTTGTAATTGTTTCTTGAAATCCTCTGTTAAGAAGAAGCCAGCACCATACTCATTCTTTTTTCTAATCTCAGCCAGCAATTCATTTTCAGTTGATTGGCGTTTCCAATAATCAAGGCCGCAATATTGTTGCAGTTGTTGGTCAATCCAGATTGCTTTACGTTCGGCAATTTCTTTTTCGGTTACTTCAATTTTGATTTCCATTTGTTTATGAGTTTAAGTTGTTAAAATCCACGCTAAAAAATTATTAATACTCGTTTCGTCTTTCATAGGTTCTGTATTCTGTAAAGTCGGCAACTGTTCATAACACCATGCTTGTTCAATTTGGCCGGTTCGGTTCTCCGTGGACAGGTCGGCATTTCAAAGCGGCCAAACTAAACAAGCATTCGCCCGTTATAAGCAATACCGCTCGAAGCCACCGCACAACCAAAGTACTGCTTATAACACAGGCTTGTGGCAATGCTTAGTTCGTGCTTCGTAGGTAGTTTTGTGGTCATAATCTTTTTATTAATTTTTTTCTCCCACCGCACCAAATACAACTATCATACTATCGTGCATCCCTGCTTTTGTTTCAACATATTCACCCTTGGTATTTACTCCAAGAAATTTAACACGCCCTTTCAAAAATCGGATCTCGTTTGCATTTGGCTTTATTACTTCGTGAAATAACTTGGTGCTTGTGCTTACTGGCAATAGGCACACACATAACTTTCCTTTCTTACTTTCTTCAACTGCCCGTTTCACAAATGCCTCTTTTAGTTGTCGGCTGTATGGTGGGTTAATAAAGTTATGTTTTCCCCACTCAATCAGTAAGCCATCTTTATCGGGCGTTATTTCACCTTCATTCAATGGGCATGGATCAAAGTCAAATGCAAACTCTTTATTCAGTTCATCGTAAAGGGCTTTCGGTGTTCCCCAATTATCGCTATGTGTTAAATTTCTATCTTTCATTTCCCTCGCTCAAAAAATTAATAAAAAGGTTTAGTGTTCCAAATTAAGTTTATCTGTTGTAGTCGTACTGCTATTAGCCGCAAACGTTATAGCACATTAAAACGATGCTATAACAACTTCTCTTTCATCCACTTCCTACACATGGTAATCCTTTCGTACAGAGCATTGATGGCAATAGGATCGCGCTCTATTACTATTTCGTGGTACCGTTTCTCTTTTGGAATATCCCATGCCCACACATCGTTGTGAAATTCAAAGTATGGATAGTGTGATCTGAATAGAGCCATGTCGAAAATATGGTTCTTCTCTATGTTCTGACACGCTTCAATGTAGTCAGGATCAGTTTCATCATAGCGGTTCTGGTACAGGAGTTTCTTTTTTTCGTCCATGATCAGTTCTGCAGGAGTGTTAATGAGCACGTAGACTAACCTGAATCGTTTGGCTTTTGGCACCAGCGCAAGATAAGACTGCCCTTGCCAGAAGTAGTCGGAATTAGTTTTGTTGATAAACTTGTTGGCAAGAAACGTATCCAGTGACCAAGAGGATTTAATGTCTTCTATTTCCTCAGCGTTCTGAATGTCATCATCAGGACCGTCAAAGAGATCCGGAAGGCCGGTTACATACCTGTTGTTAAGGCGTAGTTCATTTTTCTTGAAGAACTTTTTCTTCACCAGGGAGTACAGGGTTATGCTATCTGGCTCCGCGATTGTGCCCTTGTCCATGTACTTGGATCGTACTTCTTCTTCCCGGTCGAACTCGGCTTTGGCGTAAACTTTAAGAAGATGTTTTTTGGTTGTTAAAGAAAGTTCAGGGTTGTCACGCTTGTCAATTAACCTTCTCAGTTCAGCACCTTGTATGTCTGTGAGTTTTGGCTTTGCCTGGTATTCTTCAATGGTCTTTAACTGCTTTTCAGTTATCATGCCATCTCCATCAGTCATAATGAATCCGGTGGAGGATGCGCGGAATAGTATTTCGTCTGGGTTCATGGTTTTATATTATGTCTGTTTGCAAGTATAGTCTCCTTTAAATCTTCGGGCATCTTATCCCATTGAACTACTTCCACATTTCCATCAGGAAGGGTCTTTAGCCAGAACGGATAATACAGATAATAACCATCTTGATTTCGTACTACTGCCCCTTGTTCTTTGAAGAACTTAAGGACTTCTGGATGTAGGGTTAATTCTGTCATTTCTTAGCTGTTGCTTGAGATTGTGCTAATTGTACGGCTTTCTCATTATACATATCCAGCAGTTCTTCCGGAACGTGCTTCTCCAGGTCTTTCAACTCTTTTAAAGTTTCTGCATCACCGATCATCAGGCGTAAGCGTTCGATTTCTTTGTCGATCACCGGATTCTCTGGGAGTTTGTTGTCTTCGTAGTCCACATCAAGAGTATCAGCGTCCTTAATAACTGATTGATCGCTTACCATGGCTTTCTGCATCTCCACGGATAAAGGCCCGTTCTTGGAAAGGTTCAGTTTAGTCACCGTCTTAAGGGCCATCGCGTCAAAGTCTGTGGTCCACTTGGAAGATTCCTTTACCCACTGTGTCTTAGACTTGAAAGTCTGAGAATACTTCAAAGCATGTGCGGTCATCTGAGCTTTGTTCATGTAGAACGTGCTCTCGTAACCGGAAACAAGTTTGAAGAAGGAAACATAACCTATAACCGTGTCACTGATTTTCTTGGACCAGTCAAATTCGAATCCCTGCAAAGGATCTTCTTTCACCAGTTGGCCTTCGTACACAATAGCGTCACTGATTTTGGCATACTGACCGGTGCGGATTGCAAGCTGTTTGAATCCTTTCGCGCTGATCTGAAACTGGCATTCAACTCTTTCCTGTGGCGTCCCTGCCTTTGTCTTGTAGGGGATGAGGAAAGCATGCCCTAAGTTCGGGTTGACTGGAAGGTCCAGTGTAGCGGCCATGAGTGCTGCCATGTAGATACTTTCAGGCGTGGCGTTCTTAAGGTCGTTGTTTGTGTTGCACACAGAAAGGACAGAAGCGACAAAGGCTGTGCCCCTGGCTCCTAGTATCTCTGTGAATTTGTTTTTGATCTGATCCCCGTTAAGGAAACTGCTCAGGGTTTTGATGCCTGTTTCTTTTGGGGTTGTTGCTACGTTTGACATGGTTTTTTATTTAAAAATTATTTGATCAATAACTACAGTCACTACATCACCTTCAAGGGCATTGACTTTATCTACTTCTCGGAATCCAACAATAGCGTCAGGAAATATGGATAATTCAAGTCCATAATACACTTTGCCATGAAATCTCTTTTTTAAAGTAGTACTTACTTTCAGATTCCTTTTAGTATGCCCTTTTTTATCGAATTTAACTTTGACAGAACCATCACCCAATACATTTTTGGATGAGTCATACAATCTTAGTGTAGCTTTCATACGTTCATCATTTGTTTTACTGCCTCTGGAAGATTGCTCATCTCCCGTTCTATTTTAGCTTGCGAAACCTTCGCGTAATACTTCTCAGTTATGAGAATTGAAGAATGGCCCATCATCTTACTGACAGAAGCCATGCTAAATCCTAATTCAAGCATCACGCAGCCAAAGGTCTTTCTGGCTCCATGGGTTTTAATGGTCCTCCCAATCAATTCGCTTACAATCTCGCACTTGTACTGGATGGTCCTGACTGAAAGCATCACAGGCCAGATGTTTCTATCGATGATAGTTTTCGCCAGCGGCAGCAGAGGAATAGAAATACAAGCGCTACCAGTCTTTTGTCTGTTGTACTGGAACCACTTACCATCAGCGGACACGGATTTCTTTGGGTTGAACTTAAGCAGATCGCCTACGGCCATCCCGGTTAAACACATCAGGCAGAACAAGTCTCTGAAATAAGCCTCTTTTGGATCGGCCATTTCGATGTTCACAAGTTTGAGCACTTCATCCCATGTTAAATACTCGGGTTCGTCATGCTCTACTTTCTTAGGGAGGCTCATAAGTCCGTCAATTGGTAGTTTTATTGTCAGCCCGTTTTCACGTATGTACTTGTTGAGCACAGTCTTTAGCTTGATATACGTTTCATACAGGGTAGACTCTTTGTAGGCTGTTAGTTTCTGCAGGAACTCACGCACCACGGCACCGTTGATTTCATTGATCGGCTTATCCCAAATACCAAACATCTTCACCTTTGCTTGTACTGCCTCCACGTTCTTAATTGTGGAACTGGCCCCGTCTGTGGTTCTCAGGTAGTACTCGAAAGCGTCTTTGACCAGGTGAGAGGACTCCCTTCGTTCTGCTTGTTTATTAAATGCATCCCATACTTCTTTTGGCCCCATGCCTGGGAGGTAGAGTTTGCGCAACGCTTCCGTGGTCATCTCCATGTAGTTTAAAACCTTTGGATCGCCACAGATTTGTTTCTTAGCGTCAAATCTTGAGTTGAGGACGTATATGCCGGAATCGTAGATACCCGGTGGAGTGTCCTTCACTTTAATTCGTACACGTAGGGAGTTTTTGACAGCCCTGTAGGTGACTTTCATAAAATCATCAGGATAACAGTTAGCAGAACGATAGCGCCTATTCCAGAGGAAAAGAAAAATATTACCCCCAATTTCAATGGGCCATGCTTCTCTAAGAAGGTGGCCATGTAGTCGGATAGCTTTTTCATGGTTCTATTTTAAACTTATTAATCAGATCACGAATAATACTTAATTTGGCTATTGCCAGTTCAAGTGCTACCCGCTCAGTTATAGATAGCTTTTCGAGTCGGATTCTTCTCAGGTGATTATAGATAATGTCACTGATTAATTTATCGATGTAGCTTTTCATTTCGTTTGGGTGTAAATGTCCATGTACTTACGATCGCCAACGATTAACGCATTGTAGATAGACCTCAAAGCTGCGTTGTTTCGGTTATCCTGCGGGTGGACCTTCTGCCAGATCTTTTGCAGTGCCTTGTCATTTCTGACCATTCTCAAAACCCTGTCTGGGTGGAATTCTTGTTCGGGAGTTTCCATGCTTTTAGTCTGATTATTGATTGTTGAATTTGGTTAATTTCAAATTGGTTGCGTTCTGACTTCTTCTTTTGCAGTTCTGTTGATAGCTGAGCTTTGAGTTTGGCTATCCTGGCATTCAAAAGGGCCAGTTCGCGCTCGTTGGGGTATTGCTTAAAATTATTGAATACCTTATTCCAAGCAAGTGTATAATCAAAAGGCTCACCGTTATTAAATTTATATAATGCCTTATGAAAGTCAGAAGAAAATCTTTCAAACTGATTATTAGGCTCCGGAACAATATACCCTGTCCCTCCACATGGTCTGCAAGGGTAGTGCCCTATCATTACTCCTGATCCTGTGCACTCACAGCACATGTGCTCCAATGATGGCTCCGGTCCCTGAAATTCCGGCATAGGGTAGTTTGGAACCCCGTCTTTAAGGTCTTTGATCTCCTGTGGTTCCATTTCTTCGCCAGGGAAGCACTCAGATGGGTACCTGCGAAGCCTAGTTAGGTCAAAGCTCATAGTTCGTCTTTGATTTTAAGGATTGATGAATAAGGAAGATTAGATGTTCTTGCTTTTTCAGCCGCATGATCCAACACCTGACGGGCGTATTCTTTCATAATAAAAGAAAGTAGTTCTATTTGATTCTTATCGGTTGTTCCTAAAAACCGAAATGCGTAATCCTCTGCGTTCGGTATCATAATGTTTCAAGTGATTTTTTAACCCTCTTTTTGAACTCTTCCACTTCTACCTGATCCCTCAGATTAAGCCCTGAGTAGTC